GATCCGCCACCGCCGCCACCTTGTACTTGTACCTTAATGTATCGTACACCGGATGGTCTGCTCCATGTACCGTTACCTGTCCAAACTTGTATACTAGCAACACCATGATTATCTGTTGTTAAGCCACTTCCAGTACTTCTTACAATTCTGTAAGCACCGCTAGTACTAGTTAAACCAGTACCACCTTGTGCAACACCAGCTGTGCCTGTAACTTTTGCTCCGCCTAAATCAACAGAGCTAGGAGCCATCTTTGCAGCTGAAATTTCACCTGCACCGATTTTTCCTGCTGTAACTTGCAAGTTACCAATATCTTGAGAAGCTATTGTACCGTCAACAATTGCCTGGTTAGATATCTTCTTAAGTGACTGATAATCAAATGCCATCTAATAACTCCTTAAATGTTCTCTATTAACCAACCTTCTGTAGCAGTTGAATACACTAATTTAAATGCTGCGCCTTCTGTAGTAACTGTCATTGCATCAGAGGTTCTCATAATAGGATTACCATTGTTTGCAATTGTCAATGTATTTGTATCAAATGTTCCTTTTAAGTCAAAAATCTGAATAATTTCACCAGTTGAAGGAGAAGCAGGTAATGTTAATGTAATTGGACCACCACTGGTATCTACCCAATAAGCAGTTCCAGATACTGCTGCTGTACTGGAGGTAATAGCTACTCTATTCAATCCGCCGACTGGTAACCAAGCAGTTCCGTTATAGAACTCTAAATGATTACTATCGGTGTTATAATATTGAACACCAGCGTTAACTGTAGAGGGCCTTTCTGCTGTCGAGCCCATCAACATTCTTGGCTGTATTTCAATACCGTTATTAACTACTCTTCCCATAGTATTATCTCCCGTTACGCTGTAGCAGTTTCAATACCAAACACTACCGCTGAAACGTTAATCGCATTTGATCTGACCACAATTTTCTTACCAGCATCTAACACGATACCTGTTCTTTCTAGAACACCGTTTGCTGAAATCAGTGAATCATATTCAATGTATTCTGCATCAGTTGGTGTGTCCGCAGCCGCAGCAGCTACTCTAATTTCACTTGCCGTTCCGCCTCTGTTACACACCGATACTGTTACTACAGCAAATGTATCAGCAGGGACGGTATATAGAGTAGTGAGTGTGGCTGCACTTAAATCACCTGACCCTAATATTCCTGTTGCCATTTTATTATATCTCCATTTATTAGTTTAAGAAGTAACTCCAAGCCAACGGATAACCATCCACTGAGCCTTTGAAGTTCATATTAGCATTAATACTTATCGCCGCGCCTGTCGTTGTTGTAATTTGTGTTCCAGCAATGTAAATGAAACCTGCTGTAACACTGTTAACGTTCAACGATGCACCACCGCCACCAATTTGTGAACTAATGTATGCTTTAATAGCACGTTGAGTAGGTACAACGCTATCGCTATCCGCTGTAAAGAATGGGTCTGTACTAAACTCTTCAATACTTGCAGATCCTCCACCTAGTGTAACTTCACCAAGTGTAAGTTCTTGTAGTCCTGCAATGTTAAATGCATCAGCATTCAATGTTGCAACACCAGTACTCTGTTCAACGTTAAACAATCCGCCAACTCTAAAGTTACCGTCTTGGTCTGTTGAAGTAAAGAATACTCTACCACCGTTTCTTTCTCTAGTTTCTTGTGCAGGAATCGGATCTTGTGTTGGTGCATTAGGATAGTTTGTTTCTGCAAAACTACCTGTACCAATATCTAAGAAGTCATGTCCTGTCAATCTAACCTGTGAGTATCTAATTCTAGTTGTTACAGTTGTTCCGTGAGTTGGAACATTGTACAACTTCATTTCAGGTGAAACTTGGAAGAAACAAGTGTAAGATCCATTGTCATTACCTAGCAATGTGTAGATGTTAACTAGTTTGAATGTTTCGCCTGGTAGGTGTCCAAACACAACGTTTGATCCTGCTACCGGAACTTCTGTTAGTCTTCTAACAGCAATAAACGAACCACTCTGATAGTAATCTGCATAACCATCCCCTGTACCATTAATTAGATCAGCGGATGCAGAAACATATCCAGTTCCTCTACTTGTAAATGTTGGTGTAGCAAGTGTTCCTGCCGAAGCAATTCTAACATCTGCTGGTACAGCGTAGATTTCGCTTGGATCAGTAATTGTCATTGTTGGAGCACTTGTGTAACCACTGCCTGGTTCAACAATAGTAATCTTAAAGATCTTATTCTCTGCAACGTATGCTCTACCTTTAGCAGTAGCACCTGTGTAAATTGCAATTTGCTGATCACTACCTGCATCGCCAACAATTACACTAAACACACCGCGTCTAGTTTTGTTAACACCAAATGCAATTGCAATACCACCACTACTTGAGCTTATTTCACCGTCACCGTATCCTGTCCATGTCCAGTTAATACCGTCTTGTGAATGTGCAACATAGTCATATCCGTTAACAGCAGCGTTGTATGCTGTTGCCATAAACAGACCTTGACCATATTCAACTTTTTGTATGCCTGCAGGTGTAGTTGAGTCAGGTGAACCAATTGTCATTGCTGACCATGTAGCACCGTCTAAACTAAATGCTGCGTTATCGCTGTCTGTAGCTGTTGCAACAAACTTACCATTACCCCAAGCAACACTGCTCCAGTTTGAACTTGCTGGAAGTGAAACGTCTGTCCAATTTTCGCCACCATCAGATGACCATGCAGCAGTTGTACTACCGGCTTTAACAGCTACAAGTCTGCCACGTCTTGCTGTGATTGCAGTAAATCCTGTGCTGTTTAATGTACCTGTAACGTCCCAAACTATACCATCTAGTGAAATAGCAACTGTTGTGCTGTTACTTGCAATAGCAATAAAGCGTCCGTTGTCATAAGTAACTCCGCACCAATCAGCACTTGCTGGTAATGCTGAAGCTACCCAAGTAACACCGTTATCTGAGTATGCAGCACTTGTTCCACTGTCTGCAACTGCAACAAATCTTCCTTGTTTTGCAAGTGTTGATCCGTCTTCAATTAAGCCGTGTGCAACAGCAGTCCAGTTAGATGTTGAAGGCATTGTGTTTGCTACCCAGTTAGTGCCGTCCATTGAGTAAGCACCTGCATTTGCAGCGGTTTTAACTGCTACAAATACACCTGGTTGTCCGTAACCCTCTTCGTCATATACTAATACTGCACCATTACTATCTACTGATGTAATTGTTATTGTTAAATCGTGTGTTCCGTCAGTACCACCAAGTGCAGAACCTAGTACCGTAACGTTTTCAAGTCTTGCATAATTTGCACCGCCACTTACTAGTGTAGTTTTATATTTCCAACCATTCTTGGTTACAGTAATACTTAAACCACTTCCTGATCCGCCTGATGGACTTACAACATAAACTCCTGTTGTTTCACCAAATGCTGAATCTTTCCAAGTACCTGTAGTTGGAAGTGTTTGTAGTGAACTTCCAAAGCCTGGGCTTGTAAATTGAACTCTTGGTTGAACAACATATGTTGATGAAGCATCAGGTGAAGCAATAGTAGTTCCTGCAACTACGTGATCCCATCCTGACCCACCTGTTGATTCTTTTGTAACTGTAGCAATCTTAGTACCTGCGTTGTATGTTGCAATAACACCGTATTGTCCAACACCTGTACCACCGGTTACATAAACTACCATGCCTACATATGCTGAACTTGTTTCAGCATCAGTAGCTGCAAGTGTAATACTTGTTGAAGTACCACCTTGTGCAGTGTTAGCGTTTGAAACATAACCAAAGCCACCGAAGTTTCCTGCTGCTTCTGGAGCATCAGTACTATCGTCAACTAGATCTTTTAAGAATACTTGATGTACAGCACCGTTTCTAAATTCATCATTGTATGATGATGCACCAGTACCTGCGCCTGAAATTAATGTATCAACTTCAGTGTATTCTTGACCTGCGTTTTCATATTCAAAGTTGTAAACTTGTTGAGCACCGTCGGTGTTTACTTCGGAGATAATAGCTTCGAACTGGAACTTATTATCAACAATCGCAGTGTTTGGAGTTTCAGTTGAATCAAATCCTTCTGCTACTGAACCAAAGTCACCGTATGAGTTGTTACCGTTTGTACCTCTAATTCTACCACCGTCTGTTGACAAGTAACCAATGTGTGAGTAGTAAGTAAACACAGAAACAAGTTCTGCTCTACCATTGTTTGCTACCCAAGCACCGATACCGTCTGATATAACCTGTGTAAAGTCGTTACTAACAATCGAATCGTTACCACCTGCGTGTAATGCACCGTCAATTTTCTGACCAATTGCAGCATAACCAAATGTTGTAACACCTTGTACATATGGTGAACGTGAAGTGATCCATACTCTGTAATCTTCTGGACCCCAACCTGGATCAAGTGAACAATATGCTCCTGCTGTAACTCTTGAAGTTCCATATGAGTTTGGAGGAGTTAAATCACCACTTAGTCCATCAAGTGTTTGGTTTCTAATACCTGTTCCGTTTCTTAGATAGTACATATCTTCTTCTAAGGAACCTTTTACTGAGTTACCATACCATCTTGCTGCTAATAGTGTTTTGTAATTTCCTTTGTAGTCAATGTCATATTTTAGAGCATTGATAACTTCACCCACATCACGTAAGCAGAATGTTTTATCGTATGCAAGTTCAACTCCCATCGAACCTGTGTCTGTATCTAATGACATTGCGTCTGCTACATTACGCATTTTTGCAACTGTAAATGTTGTGCTACTTAAAATTGAATGTACATAATAAGTATTGCCTGCAACAATTCCGTCTCCGCCTGTTGTTACTGGTGGACTTAAAACAGTTCCATTAAATTTAATTGCTAAGCCGCGTTGTAACCAGCTAGTATCACTAATTGTAATTGCATCTGTACCAGCATCTGTTGCTGTTGCAGTGTCGTTCCATGTGTTAGCAATATAAGCTTCAGCTTCAGCAACAATAAATGCTCTGTTTCTTTCTAGTTGCTCTCTTGCATGATGTGCGTTTCTGTATTCTGTAGAACATCTTGAACCTTCAGTTGTTCCACTGTAAATAATTGTATCAATATTATCAAACAATGTTGCAAATCTTGATGCTGCTGTTGTGTCACCGTTTAAGTAGGTAGCAGTATCGCCAGCAACTGTTTCTGCAACAAATTGATATGCTGCTCTAGTTGCTGCTTTCTGTCCTAAATCATAAACATCACTAGCAGTAGATCTTAGATATGCGTAAGCATTTTTAATTGTTTGCCAGTTGCTGTTAAACATAAAGTCAAACATTGCACCTTCTAACAACAATCTCATATCTCTCTTACATTTGTCTGCATTGTAAGTTAAGTTTGGATAATTGTCTGCTAGATAGTTAGACATTGCGCTTACAAGGGCCTCTTGCTGCGCATCTAAGGTCTCTGCAGCGGTGATCAATGCGGTTGTACTAGTTACACCATTCGTTGCAATAGGATAGTCAATTTTATCAACTACAAGTCCTAAACCAGTACCGTTTGATAATGACAGTGTTGAACCGCCGTATGTTTGTGAAACAGTAAATGTATTAGAAGCTGCTGTATTATTAACCCAGAATGTAGTATCAGCAGTTAAGCCATTACCGCTTGTTCTCGGAATAATTTTATCACCAACTTGTAAACCGTGTGCTCCACTTGTTGTAATAACATTTGAAGAAATACTATCAATTGTTAAATTAGGTCTAGTACTTACATCAGTGATTGTATTAATGATAACATCTAGTGCTGCTTCAATATGTGCAATAGCAGCAGCAGAACCAGCTGTAGCTGATCTATACTGAAGTGTGTTTCCTAATTTAGTTAATACTGAATTGCCTGCAATTGCTGAAAGTTGAGTTTTCATCTCTCCGTATGCAGCAATTGTTGCTGTTTTTTCTGTACTATCAATAGCAAGTGAGCCAGCAATACCATCATAGTATGCTGTAGCAGCATCAACAGTTGCTTTATAACCGCCATATGTTAAATCATATGCAATAGCATCTACAATGTAACCAATGTCTTGTTTACATTTTGTTTTGCTGTACTTGATATTAGGATAGTTAACACCAATCCAAAGAGTAATTTCTTCTTGTAAGAACGCTTTGTTTTCTTCGATTAAATGTCTAGCATCGCCATAACCAACTAGATATGATGAATTATATCCTGTTGGATCAGTACGTGTCATAAGATCTAAACCTCCAACACGGAAGTCGATGTTATGAATCATTGTTTCAATTAATTTATCTACTTCTGCAGATTCAACTGTGTCTGCAAAAGGAACTGCAATATCTTGTACTTCTGTATTTCCTGTTGTAGCTGTTACAGTAGCACCTGTGATTACATCTTTAATAACACCTTTCAAATGCTGATAAGTGTTTAAAGTGTAATATGTATCTGTATGGTGAGTTGTGCCAACAGCAGGACCTGCATTAGTTGCACGAATTTCATCACCGATTACACAAGTATGTTCTGGTACTAAGATCGGAAGTACTTCTCTATAACGTCCAGTTTTAACTTTAATAATGTTGTTTGGCTGTACACGCTCAGGAATTCTAGTTGTGTCGCCATCTTCAAGTGCGTTGTTAATGATTGTAACTAAACTAGATACAACAGCATCAACTCCTGATTCAGCAATAATATCACTATCTTTCCATTGTGCAACAACAGCAGTTGAAAGGTCACCGTTTGTTGTTTGATAGTTAACTGTAGGATCTGTTTGTGCTAATACATTGCTTACAACTGTTAACATATAGTTGTTTGCAGCAATATCGTTTGCAGATTCTGTAGAAAGTCTTGTGTATTCTTTAACACCTGCGTTTTCACTTTCTTCAAGACCGCCGACATATGCATTAGCAGCACCTCTAACTTTAACGTTACCGCCGTGTCTTAAGTCAAAGATAACAGCATCGACAATCCAACCAATGTCTCTGTAACATTTGTTGTCGTCATATGTAAAGTTATACCAAATACTTGTAGCATCTGGTACTGTAACTGTGTTGTATTCAATTTGATAATTAATCCATTCAGTTACTTCTTTCTGAATGAATGTTCTGTTTAATTCAAGAAGTTTTGTTGCATTAGGAAGTCTTGGTCCGTGTTCGACTTGTTGACAAGCATATCTAATGCTGCTCCAAGGTTTATCTAATGTTCCACCAAATACTGGGTACGGATTGTTTGTACCGTGTGGTGCAACAAAGTAAACGTGATCTGAGGAACCTAATGATCTCCATTGAGGATACTCAGCACCTGCCATAAGTACTTGACCTTCTACACCGATTGGTAATCTAGTTACACCAGCACCGCCATAGTAAACAAGGTCACCTTTAGTAGTTAGAATATCTGTTTCTGAACCTGTAATTAACTGGTTCCAATAAGTACCTGTTAAGTCTTGATCTGGACGAGAGTTATCTGCTCCGCCACCTTCGGCTCCAATTGTTGAACCGTCATCGCCTTCTGATCTGTGTCTTGATACACAAACATATGCGTTTGCACCAAATTTAACAACATCGCCAATTTCATAATCTGTATCGTCAGTCCAGTCACCTTGCCAACTAAATCCTTCGTTTAGTCTTCCCCAGTAGTTAGGTTCTGTAGGATGAGCAGCAACTCTTGCTGTCATCGAACCTGTAGCTGTGTCAGGTTCAAATACTGTTCCACCGTGTACTGTTGAAATTGTAAATTGTGTACCGCTGTCTACAGTTTTAACAAAGTAAAGTGCATCTGAATTAACATTACCAAATGTTGTTCCACTAAATTGTACTGACTGACCAACAGTCATTCCAGTTGTGTCAGCAGTTGTGAAAAGATTTGTTCCGTTAGTAGATGCTGTTACTGTAAAGTCATTACTTGGTGAATCAGCAATTGCAACATAGCTGTAACCGTTGTTTCTTACAACCTGACCAACTTTATAGTCTGTTGTGTTGACCCAAGCACTTTGGAAATCAAATCCTTCGCTGAATAATCCCCAGTCTGAACCGTTGTCTGGTGGAGTTTTTGCAGTGTTGTGTGTTTTTGCAACGTAACTGTTACCACCGTACTTAACAACATCACCAATTTTATAGTTTGCACTGTTGTTCCAATCGTTGGAAAATTCAAAACCTTCAACAAAGGAAGCCCAGTTAGCAGTGTCGTTGGTAAACGATGTAACATCTGATGTGTGGTATGTTGTACAAATATAAAGATTTGCACCATACTTAACAATATCGTTAATTTTATATCTTGTTGCGGCTACCCATGAGCCTTTGTACTCGATGCCTTGGTTAAAATAATCCCACTTGGCTTGATCATTTTCAAGACCTAGTGCATTTGTTGCAGCTGATGTGTGTCCAGTGTTACAAACATATGTTACACCACCATACTTAATTAAATCATTAAGTTTATATCTAGTCGCTGCGACCCAAGCGCCTTTCCAATCAAATCCTTCAGCATATACATCCCACTTGGCAGTATCTAACTCTAACCCATCGGAAGTAGTAGCGGCAGAAGTGTGGGCAGTGTTACAGATGTATAAGTTGCCACCGTATTTGACAACATCGTTTAATACATAATAAGTTGCTGTTGACCAATCACCTTTCCATGATTGACCATCAGTCATTGTGTTCCATTTACTAGGAACATCGTTGAAATTTACATAAAAATCTGGGTCTGAAGTATGTCCTACAGCACATATAAATGTTTTACCGCCGTATCGGACAACGTCATCTTTATAGTATGTCGTGGAACCTGCCCAGTCCCCTTTCCATACAAATCTAATTCTACCAAGTTTAAATTCTGCCATTTAATTAACTCCGTTGTACTTATTTACCTTAATTACCTCGAATTGTTTTTATCGAAGGATCTGTGGAACATTGCTTGTGCCAATATAGATCCTTGGACACCTGCTTCGTCACCAACAAATTTTGTTTTAACAGGAATTGTAACTCTAAGTCCTGCTGAGTTTCCAATTTCTCCTGGTCCTACTTTAACAGTACCAGCAATAAAGCTGGCTGTAAGCAAGTCAGCACCACCAACGTTCAATCTATTTTGTAGGTATGCTTTAATTGCTCTCTGTGTAGGAACAATATTATTTGAGTCTGCTGTGAATAGTGGGTCTGTCGAGAATTCTCTAATAACAGTTCCAGTACCACCAACTCTAATACCACCTAGTGCAAGTTCTGTCAGTCCGTTTAGATCGAAGAAGTCTGCACTAATTGTAACAATACCAGTGGCCTGTTCAACAGCAAACAACTCACCAACTCTAAAGTTTCCTGATTGGTCAGTTGATGTATAGAACA